CCAGGATCTAGTCAAAATACATTGAGTAATTGGGATATTTTTAAAGTCAATTCTGTTTTAAGTCAGACGCAATTTACAATCAATGTGGGAGTTTCCAGTATTACACATACTTATGTTTCTGGTGGCACAGCTCAAGCTGGTATTACATCTACAATATTCCCGTATCCAGGATCCTCCATTTATGGATATACATTTACTGTTATTGGTATAACTACAAATACTTTTACATTTAATGCGGGTATTTCTACAATCGTTCATGATTACGTAAGTGGTGGAAAAACCAAAAAAGCTGCAACTGTTCAAAGAGTTCTTAGATATACCGATGATAGTTCTGATGGTGCTTATGATTTCCAAGTAACTGGAATTCCTGATACCGTTGGCCTTGGATCAACAAATGTATTCACTATACTATCTGGAATCACAACCATTCCTCATTTTTATACGCAAAGCGGCATAGTTTCATTCAGACAACCAGAAGATCTCATTCTAACAGTACAAGAAATTCAAACTGATAAGTTTAGTGGTTTTTATCCAGGACAATTTATCATATTCGATGATATTTCCGAAAACTTTAATGGATTTAGAAAGAAATTTACTTTGAGTGCGATGATTAATGGTGTTAAACAAGTTTTAAGTTTAAAAACTCCAGTTGGGTCAGATTTGGATATTACAAATAATATCTTTATCTACATTAATAATGTAATACAAAATCCTCTAGATTCTTATACATTCCAAGGAAGTAGAGTAATTTTTAAGGAAGCACCCAGAAAAAACTCTAAATGTAGTATTCTTTATTACAGAGGCTCATCAATTGATGTTGAAGAAATAGAACCACCAAAAACTATAAAAGTTGGCGATTCATTAGTAATTCAAGAAAATCGTGATGATCTTTATGACATTTCTCAATTTGAAAGAACAGTCAAAAAAATAGTATCATCAGATCAATTGGATACATTTACTTATGGCAGCATAGGAATTATTACAGATTCCAGTAAAGAAAGACCATTGACATGGAAAAAACAAAAACAAGATAAAATTATAACAGGATCATTATTTGCAAAATCTAGACCGAATCTACAAAGCAACATAAGACCAAATGCTACTATAATAAAAAGTATATCTCCGGAAGATACTTCAATTTATGTTGATAATGCTTTTCCAATTTTTGCTGGAACTGATAACTTGGTTGAAGATTTAAGAAATTTATTCATAGTTGAAAATAGAACTACTGAAGCAGCAGAAGCTACGTCTACAGTTTCAGTAGCATCTACAATTTCTTCAATAACAGTAACTTCTCCTGGAGTTGGATATGCATATACTACTTCTCCATATGTTAATATATCCCTTTCTGCTATTTCAATTAAAGATCCCATATATGAATGGAATACTGTTACTGGTATTTCTGGACTATCTACAACTTCACAACTAAATTCGTTAAGTTTTGGAGAAAGAATTATTTCTGTCGGAAATAGCTCTTTATATGTTATTAGTGCAGATGGTTCTGAATGGGAAGTTGGAAATATTGGACTGGGATCAACAACTAATTTTAATTCTGTATATTCGGCATCTGTTGGATATGGTAATTCTAATACAATACTAGCTGTTGGATCTTTTGGAAAAATTGGAAAAGCGACTGGATATGCTACTACTATTTCAAGTTGGACACAATTAAATCTTGTAGAAGAATTATCTATTCCTGGATATGGAGCATTATTGCAACAATCTAGTTCATATAACGGAACGTTAAAAGAAATTGTATATAATCCATTACCAAATACATGGGTAACTGTTGGAACCGCTGGATCTATATTTGTTGGTTCAGGAATACATACTAATACTTTTGTTAACAGATATTCTAGAACAATTAAAGATTTAAATAGTATCGCATTTGGTAATGGATATTTCGTTGCAGTTGGTAATGACGGAACTATATTAACATCAAATACTGGATTGTTCTGGGAACTAGAACCATCTCCAACTAGTAATAATTTAAATAAAGTTACTTTTGATGGAAGTAATTTTATTATTGCTGCAAATAATGGAGCTATATTAAAATCTATTAGTAGAAGTTCGTATGAATTTATAACAACTAATTTGTATGGATTAACAAATTTTGTAAATATTAAATATAATTATGGTTTTTACGTTGCTATTACATCTAGTGGGGATTTATACTACTCATTTAATCTATCTACATGGGTTATTAGGAATTATGTGGGAACTAATAACATAAAAGATTTATCATTTGAGGAATCTCTTGGCACAAATGGAAAATATATTGCAGTTGGTGCAGCTTCGACTGTAATATATGCTGAACCTGTTTTCCATAGGGCTGTAGCACAATCATCAGTAACTTCTGGATTAGTAACTTCAATCGTTATTATAGATGGTGGATTTGGATACTTGCAAAATTCTCCACCTGCAGTAATGATTGAACCAGATGTGTTTAGATCTGAAACTATTAAATCTTTTAAGGCAGTAGGTGACCATGGAATAATTATTGGAATAAACACATTTATTTCTGGAACTCCTGGCATAGGAACAACCTCACCAAAAATAGAATTTGTCTTACAGTCTGAAACTTATGATAATAATACTTTAGGAATCGGATATTCATCTCTTAATACATTTGGAATTTCTAATAGTCAATTACAAAAAGGTGATTATTTTGTAATTACTGATAGTAATGTTTCCACTGGAGGTGATTTGGTAGGAATAACAACTTTACTTGGCGGAATGAGTAATTATCCAAATTCAAGAATTGGAACTGCAAAAAGTTTTATAGATGGAGTTTATATTGCAGACAATGTAACAACTCCAAATCTGGGCATAGTGACGGTAACATGTCATTTTGCTCCTATGGTAGATAACTATGTTAAAGTTTATAAAAGAGGTCCAAATAATACTGGTGTCGGAACTAATAATTTTTATGGAAGATATAGTTGGGGTAAAATATATGACTACCAAAATAGAGCTTTGTCTTTAACCGGAGCAGAATCTTTTGAAACTTATACAAATAATGGATTGGTTGGATTAAGTACCTCTGCTAAGATCTTTAGAACAAGAGGACTATTAAGTAACTAAATAAAGAAAAGTATATTTATAAAATGCCCGCAATTATATCAGATCAATTTAGAATTCTAAATGCAGAAACTTTTGCAAAGAGTGTTTCTGGCGCTGGGAATACTGATAGTAAATATTATACTTTTATTGGCCTTCCTAACGCATTAAATCCGGCTACTGGTGGAACACCAAATTGGATTGCTAATACACCATCTCCTTTGGATGGTTTTCAAGAGGAAAACCAGATAAAAGAAAGTATTATTGCAATGAAACAAATAACAAATCAAGATGTTAGGAGATTAATTAGAAAAACACCTTGGGTTGCCGGCAATACCTATGAAATGTATAGGCATGATTATAATGTTTACAACCCTTCACCAGTTTCAAATTCAACTTCTCTATATGAATCAAATTATTACGCAATTAATGATGACTTAAGAGTTTATATTTGTCTCCAAAATGGCACGGATCCTGAAAATCCTAAGGGCAGACCATCATATGATCAACCAACTTTTATTGATTTGGAGCCCAGATCTGCGGGCGCTAGTGGAGACGGATATATTTGGAAATATCTTTACACCATTAAACCTTCGGAAATTGTTAAATTTGATTCTATTGAGTATATTCCAGTTCCTGAAGATTGGGGAGTAGTTGGAGAAAGTGTTGCAACAAAAAATAATTCTATTGATGGAAAAATAGAAGTAATTCTTGTCACAAACAGGGGTTCAAATTATCAACCAATCTCAACTTCTTTTTCGAATGTTCCAATATTGGGTGATGGTTCTGGAGGTAAAGCTACAATTACAATCGATTCTTTTGGAAAAATATCTGAGGTATTCGTCACTGAAGGTGGGAAAGACTATACATATGGCACCATTCAATTTTATCCAGGAGCTCCAGAATCAAATATTAATGGCCCATTAGGTCAGTTAAGTAATACTGGAATTGGTACAACTTCTGTAGCAACTTTTCAAGTAATTATCCCCCCGAAAGGTGGACATGGATATGATATATACAGAGAACTGGGTGCATATCGTGTTTTGTTATATTCTAGATTTGAAACATTAGACAGTAATCCGGATATTATTCTTGGAAACGATTTCGCTAGAGTAGGAGTGATAAAAAATCCAACCGTTGTTGGCAGTAATGTCCAAGTATTAAATACTTCTCTAGTAAGTGGATTGCAGGCTTTAAAATTATCTGGAATTACTACTAACACAACTTATGCAATAGATTCAAAAATTACTCAAACAGTTGGATTTGGGTCAACTGCAATAGGATTTGTTGCATCATGGGATCCAATAACAGGGGTTCTTAAATACTATCAATCAACGGGACTAGCTTCAAGTGAAACTGCATTTAGAATAATTCCTTTCACATCAAATCCAGACATTGGTTATGGAGTTACAATAAACGGATCTTCAATTATTGGACCAGCTTTATCAATCAATACCAATTTTAACGGTATAACGACCACAATAAATAATAGAATATATCAGTTAGGTCTTGATTTTGTTTCAGGTATATCCTCTGCAGAATATAATAAAAAGTCTGGTGAAATTATCTACATAGATAATAGGCAGCCAATTCCCAGATCTTCTAGCCAAAAAGAAGATATTAAAGTCATACTGGAGTTTTAACTTAACATGGCACAAAATACTAATTTAAATGCATCGCCATACTTTGATGATTTTGATGTAACTAAGGGTTATCAAAGAGTATTATTCAAACCCGGAACTCCAATACAGGCCAGAGAATTAACAACGTCACAATCAATACTGCAAAATCAAATTGAAAAATTTGGCAAACATTTTTTTAAAGAAGGGTCTGTAGTCATACCTGGGAGTATTGCGTATGATCCCGAATATTCTTGTGTCCAAATAGATCCAACTCACTTAGGAATTTCAGTTTCTTTTTATATCGACAAGTTAGTTGGAAAATTAATAAAAGGAGAAACTAGTGGGGTAATTGCGAAAGTAGAAAGTTATATTACAAATACTCAATCTGAAAATGATAATTATACTCTTTATATAAAATATCAAAGTTCAAGTGATACTAATTTTTCATCAAACACATTTGTTGATGGAGAAAATTTAATTTCTTTAGAAAATATTGACTATACGACGGCAGTTATACTTGAAAACTCATCATTTGCAACATCAATAGTAACAGGATCGGTAGAAACTGGTTCGGCTGCAAAAATTGATCAAGGTGTTTATTTTATTAGAGGTTTTTTTATTGATGTTTATGCACAAACAGTAATTCTTGATCAATATTCAAATTTACCTTCGTATCGAATTGGTTTAAATATTTTAGAAGAACTTTCTGTAGCGTCTCAATCAAATCCAGATCTTTATGACAATGCTAGGGGATTTTCAAATTTTGCAGCCCCAGGAGCGGATAGATTAAAAATTACAGCAACATTGGGTAAAAAATCTTTAGATGATTTTAATGATGAAAATTTTGTTGAATTGATGCGAGTTGAAAACGGCATCTTAAAAAAATTTACAAAAAAAGAAGATCCAAATCTTATAACGGATGAATTAGCTAGAAGAACATATGATGAATCCGGTGATTATTATGTAAAACCATATTCGGTTATAGCTAAAGAATCTTTAAATAATAAAATAGGTAATAATGGAGTTTTCCAATATAATCAACTAACTAAACAAGGAAACACTCCGTCAGATGACTTATTAACCCTTCAAATATCTCCAGGAAAAGCATATGTCAGAGGCTATGAAGTAGAAACTTTAAATACTATTAATTTTGATTTAGCAAAACCAAGAACCACAGCATCAGTTAAAAATATCACTTTACCTTTTAGTTTAGGGAATCAACTTGAGATTAATAATGTTTTTGGTGGAGTAAAAGTTGGATTTGGAGCGACTAGTCAAGTTAAACTATATTCTCAACGAACATCTACACCCGGAACTGCGTCTGGAATTGAAGTTGGAATTGCAAGGGTTTATGATTTGAAGTTAAAAAATACACAATACTCAAATGCTACGACTATTTTTGAAGGATCGGTATATGATGTCCAAACTTATACCTATTTAACTATCAATTCTACAATTACTCTAAATCTTCCTGCGTTCATTGAAGGTAAAAATAGTTCTGCTTCTGGATATTTAGCTAAAGTAGCAACAAATACCGATCAACTTATTTTATATCAAGTATCTGGAACTTTTTTACAAGATGAATCATTATTGGTTAATGAAGTAGAAATTTCAAGAACTGTAACTAATATACGAGATTATTCATTATCAGATGTTAGACAAGTTGTAAGTCTTGATGGAACTTCTTTTACTGGAGATTTGTTATTAAGTCAACCATTACTTTTATCCCCGCAGGGAACAACTTTTAGTATTTCTACTGCCTCATCTGGAATTAGTACGATTTCAGCTTCTACTTCTATTTTTGGAATAGGTATCAAAACCGGAGATATTATCTCTTATACTAAATCCGGTCAAACAGTTCCAACATACAATATAGTTTCTGAAGTTAATACTGCTGGCAAAAGAATAATTGTTAAACCCACAACTTCAGTTAGTGGAGTTTGTGATGGAACTCTATCAATTTCTTCTATAACTTCTACAGATGTATTTAAGGTTATCCCAGTATTAACTAATACTAAAGAATCATTTTTATTTACTGAATACGAAAATACGGATATTGCGTCGGTTGATTTAACAAGTGGTGAAATTATATTTAGAAAATCTTATGACGTAACGGTATCTTCAAATGCACTTACTGCTACTTTAGAATCTGGAACAGATGTTACATTAGTTCCATTTGATGAGGAAGACTATACTTTAGTTTATTCTAATGGAACTAATGAACCATTAACTAGTTCTAAATTTTCAATTAGTGCTGGAAGAACTATAAACCTAGTTCAATTAACTGCAAATGGGCCAGCAACATTAACTGCAACTTTGAAAAAAACAGGTTTAAAATCAAGAAAAAAATTCTATAATAGATCAACAGTTTTAAATATTACTAGATCAGCAAATTCATCATCCGGAATAACAAGTACAACTTTGGCCGATGGATTAACTTATAGTTCAATTTATGGAACTAGAGTCCAAGATAAAAATATTTCATTACAAGTTGCAGATGTTAGTTTTGTTATGGGTATATTTGAATCTTCAGATTCAAATCAAGCGGACCTTCCAAAATTAGAATTATCTAATTTGAATGGTAATATTCTCAATTCTAAACGAGGAGAAATGATATATGGTGAATCTAGTCAAGCTATGGCTGTATTAGTTGAAAATAATGGATCAAATACCATCGAAATCGTTTATGTCAATGAAAATTCTTTTGTTGCAGATGAAAAAATTATTTTTGTTGAATCAAATTTAACCGCTAATGTTGTCAAATTTATTGAGGGAGATAGAAATATAATCAATGACTTTATTATTGATTATGGACAAGAACGTGAAATTGCAAATTATGCATATATCACTAGAAAAGAGGGAATCATAGCCCCAACTAAAAAATTAAAAATTATATATCATAACTACGTAATTGATCCAGCAGATACTGGTGATTTTGTAACAGTAACTTCGTATGATAAAGAAAGATTTTCTAATGATTTGCCTTATATTGATACCTACAGAGCAAATGATATTATTGATGTAAGGCCCAGAGTTTCACCATATGATCAAGCAACCAATATTTATTCTCCATTTGAATATGCGGCAAGAACATACTCAGCATCAACAAACTCAAGCCAATTTAATATAGCAAAGGATAAAAATATCATAGTTTCTTATGATTATTATCTGGGAAGAATCGATAAACTATATTTAAATAAATTTGGAGAATTTTTTGTAAGTAGTGGTGTGCCATCATTAAAGCCACAAAATCCTAAAGATATTGAAACAGCATTAGAAGTGGCTACAATTTTAATGCCTCCATATGTTTACAATTCTAACGATGTAAAAGTTCAATTATCTACGCATAAACGTTATAGAATGCAAGACATTGCAAGACTTGAGGATAGGCTGAAAAATGTAGAATACTACACTTCGTTATCTTTATTAGAGAGTGACACTAAAAATTTAACTTTAAAGGATGGTCAAACCGGATTAGATAGATTTAAGACCGGATTCTTTGTTGATAATTTTAAATCAGATTTTGCAGGTTCTTTAGGAAATCCAAATCATAAATGCAGTATTGATACCCTAGAAGGACATTTGAGACCACAACACTACACAACTTCGATTGACCTTTTACTTGGATCTGAAGCTGTAGTTGGCGCAGCAAATACATCTAACCCAGATGCAGATTTGAGATTTGTTAAAGACTTGGGAAATCCAAATACAGTAAAAGTTGGAGATGTAGTCTGTTTAAAATATACAGATAAACAATGGTTGCAAAATAAGTTTGCAACTAGAATTGTAAACGTAAATCCTTTTAATGTTGTTAATTGGATTGGTGCAATTGAATTAAATCCTGCTACTGATACTTGGATTGAAACAAAGGGAACCAAAAAAACAGTTGACCAGGAAGGAACCTATAATACAACTATTCAACAATTAGGGGTTGATACAAACACTGGATTATCACCTATTACGTGGGGAGCTTGGGAAACTACTTGGACTGGAACCGTAGAAACAGGTAGAAAAAATATGGGTTCCATTTATATTGGAACTAAAGAAACTGGTAGAACTAGTTGGAGAGGCGGATATCAAAAAGGTAGAGGTATTCCAGAATGGACAAAGATTGATTATCAAGATCAATATACTGATTTTGCTAATGTAACTACTTTAACAACTACTAAACAATCTAGGCAGGGAATTCAATATAAAGTAAGCGAACAATTTGATTATGTGAATTTGGGAACTAAGGTAGTGTCTACTGAAGTTATTCATACTATGAGATCAAGGAATGTTGAGTTTATTGCAAAAAGACTGAAACCAAAAACTCAGATGTATGCATTTTTTGATAATGTTGATATGAATAAATACGCAACACCAAAATTAGTTGAAGTGCAGATGGTTAGTGGTACATTTGCTGTTGGAGAAGCAATACAAGGAACTTCTGGAACTACTGCTGTAAGAGCTAGATTGGCAAAACCAAATCATAAATATGGACCCTACAACAGTCCTACCCAGGTATATACTGAAAATCCTTATATACCTACTGAATCAATACCTTCTTCATATTCTAGCACGTCAACAATATTGAATTTAGACACTGCATCTTTAGAACTGCAATCCTCGGCTGGATATTATGGTTTTATTATTAGCGATATGCAATTAAAAGGTGAGACAAGTGGTGCGATTGCAAAGGTAACAAAAGTCAGATTAGTAACTGATTCTGCCGGAACATTAATAGGATCATTGTTTATTCCTAACGCAACATTACCTTCATCACCTTCTTTTGAAACCGGAACAAAAACATTTACACTTACAACTAGTTCTATTAACACTACAATATCTGGAGCTACAGACAGCACTGCATCAACTAATTTTGTTTCTTCCGGAACCCTTAATAATACAGAAGAAACAACTTTAAGAATTAGAAATGCAAAAGTTGAACAAATTGCTAAAACTGATGAAAGAACTTTAACTTCTGAAAAAACGGAAACTGTTGCTAGTACTTCATTTAAGAATAGAAGTATTACACAACAGCGTTGGGTGGATCCACTTGCACAATCTTTTGAAGTTCCTGACGAAACTGGAATTTTTATAACCAAAGTTGATGTCTTCTTTAAGACAAAAGATACTAAAGGATTACCAATTACAGCACAAATCAGAACTATGCAAACTGGTTTGCCCACTACAGAAATTTTGCCTTTTGGCGAAATAATCTTAGATCCAGTTGATGTTAAAACCTCAGATTCGGGATCTGTTGCTACTACATTTACTTTTCCTTCACCAGTTTATTGTGAAACTGGTAAGTCATATGCAGTAGTTCTTCTTTCGGCGTCTGACGAATATAACGTCTTTATTTCTAGAATGGGTGAAGAAGATGTAACTACTGTAAATAAAGTAGAGTCTGAAAAAATTATTGTATCACAACAACCTTTATTAGGATCTTTGTTTAAATCTCAAAATGGTGCCACATGGGATCCAAGTCAACTTGAAGACCTTAAATTAACAATATATAGAGCAGATTTTTATAAGGGATCTTCTACTGTTAGATTCTATAATCCAGATTTAGATGTTGGTAACAGACAGATAGTTACATTAAAGCCAAATCCACTTGATTGTATTTCCAGATCATTAATAGTTGGACTTGGAAAGAGTTTAACTACTTCTGAAGTTACTGATCTTACTAGTGGAGTTACAATACTTCAAAACAATAACGGAAACTTCAGGGGTAATTTGAAAAGTGTCGTCGGATCAATTGGTATTGGCAGCACGTTATCAGTAACTTCTCCTGGATCTGCATTTACGACTGGATTTAAAACTTATTCAAATGTGAACGTAATAGCGTTAACTGGCAGCGGTGTCGGCGCAAAAGTCAATCTGAGTGTACAAGGTGGAGTTGCAATTGCAGCTACCGTATCTGTTGGTGGCACTGGATATGTTTATGGAGATGCTTTAGAAGTTGATTATAGCCAAACTGATAATTTGGGCAACAACCTGATTCTTTCTATACCAAATAATATTGGGGTAATCTCTGCATTCAATTCTTTACTTATTGACAGAGTTCAAGGAACTCCACAACAAAACTCAACTGATATCTTATTCTATGTTGGCACTGCTGGAACAGTCTCTTTATCAAATGCCAATGTTACGTATATCAAAACTATCTCAGATGGACTTCATTTTAAAGTAAGTCATTATAACCATGGAATGTATGCTACGAATGATAGGGTTGTTCTTTCTGGATTAGAATCAGATCTGAAACCGCAAACATTGAATTCCTCATATACTGCATCTTCAACTGATTCAATTATAGTCAATTCTGTTGGAATCTTTACTAGTTTTGAAAATATTCCGGTATCTTCTTTGAACCCTGGATATATTTTGATTGATACTGAAGTTATTAAATATACTGGAGTTGTAACTTCTACTAATTCTCTAACTGGTATATCTAGAAAAGTAGACGGAACAATTGGTGGATCTTACTCTAGCGGTATTTCTGTTTACAAGTATGAGCTTAATGGAGTTTCTTTGAGAAGGATCAATAAAACTCATAATTTATCAGCTGCAAATCAAACAATTTATCCAAATGATTTGGATTTCTATTATATTAAGGTTGGTATGAATACTGGAGGAACAGATAGAACAACAGGAAACGCAAACGGGTTCCCAGAATTATTCTTCAAGGCAGATAAATCTTGCGGATCTTATGATATTGTTCCTTTAATGGGATCTCCAAAAGGACCAAAAGCAACACAAAATATACCTTTTAATTCATTTTTAACTAATTTCCAAATAATGTTACCTGAGAAAACTAACATTACGGCGAAAGCACGAACATTCTCTGCGTCAACTCCCGACAGTAACTTAATTTCTTTTGTCGATCAGGGGTTTGAAGATATTTCTTTAGTAAAAACTAATGAACTCTCCAGTCCAAGATTGGTAGCATCACAAATCAATGAAAATACATATTTACAAGATTTTCCTGGAAATAAGTCTTTTACAATAGAATTAGAATTAACTAGTCAAGATACTAAAGTGTCTCCAATGATAGATTTGGATAGAACGAATGTAATTACTATTGCAAATAGAATCAATTCAAAAGTTAAAAATTACGCAACTGATGGCAGAGTTAATTCTCTAACTGATGATCCAACTGCTGCTACTTACTTAAGTAAAATTGTTCGTCTTGAAAAGGCAGCAGATAATTTAAAGGTGTATTTTGATGCACTTAGACATTCAAGTAGTGACATCAGAGTTTGTTATAGATTGTTTAGAGGTGATTCAAATTCAGCACCACTTTGGGAACTTTTCCCTGGGTATAATAATTTGGATGATAATGGACAAGTTAAAAATGCAAAAGATAATAATGGATTACCAGACAAAAAAGTATTGTCCGCTTCTTCAGAAGAAGATTTCAGATCCTATGAGTTTACAGCTTCATTCTTACCGCAATTTAAAGGATTCCAAATAAAAATTCTGATGTCTGGAACTAATTCTTCTTTTGTTCCTTTAATAAGAGATTTGAGAGCAATAGCATCAATATAATATGGAATTAATACCAGTAGAAGGAAATAGTGGATTATTTCGTGATTCTAAGTCAGGAGCAATTTTAAATTGTTCTGGAAACGAGTTTTCTGCATATCTGCAGACTAAAGAAAGAAAATTAAAAGAAATTGAACAATTTAATACTATGAATGATAAAATTGAACAACTTGGGAATTTAAAAAATGATGTGGATGAATTAAAAAATATGATGAAATTGATTCTATCAAAATTGGATTCTGAATCATAAATATTTAAAAATGGATTCCCATAATGGCGGCAAGGAATGTAAACTTAGTTCTTGAACAAGGGGTTGACTTTCAAGCCACCTTTACAATCAGGAATACCAACAACGCACCATTAAACTTAACAGGATATACTGGTATTTCTTCTATCAGGAAACATCCAACATCTTCAACTTCATATCCACTAACTTTAAGTTTTCCAGATAGAATTAATGGAAAAATCGTTGTCTCCATGGGGTTTACTGCAACCGATTCCATTGAAGGTGGTCGTTATGTTTATGATGTTATCTTGATATCTCCAAATTCTTATAGAACCCGAGCTGTTCAAGGAAATGTTTTAGTAACTCCAGGAGTCTCCTAATGACAGATTACTTAGTAACATTAAATGAACCAGGTGCATATAGAATTGGTGTTGATTATGAAATTCCTACTAAATCAATTCAATATGGTAACATTATCTTAGATGACATAAGTTCACAATTTAACGGATCAATTTCAACATTTGTTCTTACTGAAAATGCGACTTCTTATGTTCCTATTAATGACCAACAACTTTTGGTAATGCTTGATGGATCTATTTTACAACCAGGGAAAGATTATACTTTATCCACAAATAATATAATATTTACAACTGCACCAACAAATGGTCAAGATTGCACTATTGTCGCTTTAGCCGCAACTGCAGATTTAACTAGAACGATTAATTATATAATTGATAGTGGATCTATTGCAATGATAACAGGAAATAAAGGATCATTAACTGTTGATGTAACAGGGGTTTTAGAATCTTTAGTGATATTATCAGACCAACAAGGCAATTTAACACTGGACATTAAAAAGTCAAGTTATTCAACATTTCCCACTTTTACCTCAATTGTTGGTGGGGTATATCCACAAATGTCCAATGCAAGAAAAGTTCGTGATGATGATTTAACCGGATGGACAAAAACAATAACAGCTGGAGATATTCTCACTTTTGACGTTATTGCTGTAAATAATATTACCAGATTTCTAATCTCTTTAAAATTAAAATTATAAATAAAGATAGTTATTAAAATTCATAACCTGTAGGGGAGTTGTTTAAATGGCACTATTAGTTCCAAATATTGGAGAACTTGAGTCACTCAGATACTTGGTTGCAAACAACAACCACACTGCAAGTCTTGCTGACCAGTCTCCCAGAAACTTAGTTTTAAAACTTTTTACAAGTAACACCACTCCAGCTGAGTCGGATGTCCCTTCTGATTCCAGATATTATGAACCATATGGAATTGGAAATACCAATGCTTATGGATTTGCTCCTACCACAGGGTATCCATATTGTGTAAACAATAGAGGAGATCAGACATATACATCTCAGACTGGTATTCTTCTCAATGGTTCTCGTTGGAGAATTAATCAAGTAGGTTCTGGTACAACTGCAACATATCCAGAACAAACTTTTACATTCACTGGAGATGCTGGTGATGTTTATGGTTACTATGTAACTCGTGCAAACAACATGCCTGTTGCTGTACAAGGCGTTGTTCACTATGCCTCGGTTGGTATCGGTACTACAGTTACCAAGGGTGACAATACTGATCCAGTAATTGGTGTTATTGGTAACTCTTATATCACAATTGATCCAGATCAAAGCGTAGACGATTTAACTTTGGGAATGGTTGTTGGTGGAAACGCAGGAATTCAAACAGGAACTACAGTTATAGGTATTGACAGAGCATTAAAAGTAATTTATTTAGATAAAGTTCTTATCGATAATATTCAAGTTGCTACTGATTCAAGTGTTACCTTCAGTTTTGGTAAAATTGCAGTAACCAATCACCAACTAGTTGCTGGAGATGTACTTTACATTGCTGCCGGAACTGGTAATACTACATTAACATCTAATGTTTATACAGTATTCTCTGTTCCTAATGCAAACGAGTTTCACACTACTCCCGCTTTGACAGCAACACCAAATTCAAGTGCTGGTTTAAGTACCGCAACTCTTTATAGTTCTGTAATGTATGCAGAAAGATTTACAAATGGTCCATACACCATTCAAAATAACGGTGACCAAATCAAGATCACATTGAATGTTGCTCTTGACTGATTTATTTTAATAAAAAAATATAATAAGTTATTGGTGGGAGGGTTGCTTTTTTATGGCGATCCTCCTTCTTTTTTAAAAAAGTTGTTGGACGACTTGCATGGCAGTTTATGTCTATAATCTAGATAATCCAGAAGTAAATAATCCATATTCTACCGAAGATTATGGATTAATTTCGTCTGCATCAACATCTTCGGAGGATATTGGAGCTGTAAGTGATGGAAGTCCAACTTTTAATTTCTTAGAAGATGACTGGTATAATATCTCTGTTAGCGAGTCATTAGTTCCTTACGGTAATATAGGTACATTAAGTACTCTACAAGAATCTGCAAGTTATCAATATATTTCTTCTGGTATACTATTTGAATTTACAAGTGAAACTCTAACTGAAAATGTTGTATTTACTTGGGTAGGAAATGGTACTGTATTTGAGATAGGAAATGGTCTAGAAAGGACCGTAAATGCATATCTGTCTTCTGGTACTCTCCGACTAGATACAGCCGTCGCCGAGACGGCCCTAGAGTCCACTACGATAAGTCCTGTAGGAGATACTACTCTCTACACAATTACTGGTAACTATACAGGCTTACAGTTCATTGCTCAAATTCCAGAGAATACTCAACTCTTCAGTATTTCTGGAGTAGCTATAGAGAATGATACAGAATCTTATGTTGGTTCAGGAAATATACAGATATTTGGAAGCGCGGAAGAACGATTTATAACAGGTAATTATACGGGATCTGGCACTCTTTTCAGTTTAGATACTGCTGAAGAAAGTATTACTTATGACTATAATGAATCTTCAATAACTGAAAGTATTGTTGATTATGGTAGTATTGTAGATGTTTTATCTGGTATTCCCCTTGATTATGGTCAAGTATCAGGAACACCAATTCCACAAATTGGCGATTATGCTTTTATTGTTGATCCAGTAATACCATATCCATTTGGAGGAATGTCTCTAAGTGGATCAGCAATATGTTCTGCAAACTATAGGCTTTATATTGATGGTATTGCGATAGTAAGAGCTTCTTATTCAGAAGTTGTTTCTGGATCTATAGTTTTATCAACTTCTGCATTAGAGTCTGAAACTGAATCTTATATAGGTTTAGGCACTCTAACATTCTCTGGAACAGCTCTAGAAGCTTATTCAGCTCAGACTCCAGAGAATACTCAACTCTTTACTATTTCTGGAACAGCTCTAGAGGCTTATTCAGCTCAGACTCCAGAGAATACTCAACTCTTTAGTATTTCTGGAGTAGCTGTAGAAAAAGATGTAGATTCCTATGTTGGCTTAGGTACTCTAACATTCTCTGGAACAGCTCTAGAGGCTTATTCAGCTCAGACTCCAGAGAATACTCAACTCTTTAGTATTTCTGGAGTAGCTCTAGAAGCTTATTCAGCTCAGACTCCAGAAGACTTTGTTCTTTATACTTTCTCTGGAACAGCTCTAGAGGCTTATTCAGCTCAGACTCCAGAAGACTTTGTTCTTTATACTTTCTCTGGAGTAGCTGTAGAAAAGAATACAGAATCTTATGTTGGTATTGGTACACTATTTGAATTTGGTCAGTTAGTTGAAAGGGTCACTTATGATTATAATGAAAGTTCTATCATTGAAGGTGCTTTGGATTATGGATTAATAATTCACAATCCAACTGAACAACCCGCTGATTATGGTGATGTATATCTATCGCCAACTGGACTAACACTTGATTTTGGTGAAGTAAGTGCTGTAGTTCCATCTATTGTCGGTGAACTTGTATATCCATTTGGACCGATTAATGTTGTAAATGGATTTAGCCCACAGGATACAGAAGCTTATCCTGGAGGTCCTAGTGTAGGTAAATCCTGGAGTTTTACTAGAAAGGGATATATCGGTGATACTGCTTTATATTCTATTTCTGGAATTGCTTCTTGTCGAGAAACAGCCGCCTATAATTACTTTCCTTCTGGATTATTTACAATTACCAATACTTCTATCATACACCCATTTGTAGATTACACTCCACATTATGGTATTGAAAAGAATATTGGTATTGGAACTACCGGAATTAAAATTTCTGGAGAACTATTACATCCAAATATTGATTACACTCCACATTATGGTATTGAAAAGAATATTGGTATTGGAACCACAGGAATTCAAATCTCTGGAACTGCTCTAGAGGCTTATTCAGCTCAGACTCCAGAAGATTTAGTTCTTTATACGTTCTCTGGAACTGCTCTAGAGGCTTATTCAGCTCAGACTCCAGAAGACTTTGTTCTTTATACTTTCTCTGGAGTAGCTGTAGAGAAGAATACAGAATCTTATGTTGGCTTAGGTACTCTAACATTCTCTGGAGTAGCTATAGAAAAAGATGTAGATTCCTATGTTGGCTTAGGTACTCTAACATTCTCTGGAATAGCTATAGAAAAAGATGTAGATTCCTATGTTGGCTTAGGTAATCTAACACTCTCCGGAACAGCTCTAGAAGCTTATTCAGCTCAGACTCCAGAGAATACTCAACTCTTTAGTATTTCTGGAGTAGCTCTAGAAGCTTATTCAGCTCAGATTCCAGAGAATACTCAACTCTTTACTATTTCTGGAACAGCTCTAGAGGCTTATTCAGCTCAGACTCCAGAAGACTTTGTTCTTTATACTTTCTCTGGAGTAGCTGTAGAGAAGAATACAGAATCTTATGTTGGCTTAGGTACTCTAACATTCTCTGGAGTAGCTGTAGAAAAAGATGTAGATTCCTATGTTGGCTTAGGTACTCTAACATTCTCTGGAACAGCTCTAGAAGCTTATTCAGCTCAGACTCCAGAGAATACTCAACTCTTTAGTATTTCTGGAGTAGCTCTAGAAGCTTATTCAGCTCAGACTCCAGAGAATACTCAACTCTTTAGTATTTCTGGAGAACTATTACATCCAAATATTGATTACACTCCACACTATGGTATTGAAAAAAATATTGGTATTGGCACAACAGGCATTAAGTTTGGTATTGGCGTAGGAACTGCGCCGGATAGTGAAGGAAATCTTCGTGATGCTAAGACATATTCAAATAGATATCCAATTAATGATAAGGTTCCTGGAACTGGAATAGGAACATT